CAAGGAGGCGGAAGTGATGGATGCCGTCGCGGCAGAACTAAAAAGCGAACTGGGACTGTGAGGTGTTTTCCACTGGACGCGTCAACACTTGTGGACAATTTGTTGGAAAGTGTCGATCTGACCGCACTGTTGGCTGCCGACCCCTACGGACACCCTGCCATCTACCAGATTCTCGCCCCGGAAGCAGAGGTGTTTCCCCGGCTGGCCGTGTTTGAATCGGGTCGTGAGTACACCCGCTTTGCGGATGATCTGCCGCTGGAGGAGGCGGTCACCTTCCGAATCGATCTCTACGCGCGGGAAAACGTCCTCTACCCGATCAACACGGCCTTGCACAACACTATGCGCCAGTTGGGTTTCCGGCGTGACGCGCAGGTGCAGGATGATTACCTGCCGGAGATCGACATCTATGTGAAATCAGTCACCTATACGATCAAAGTACCGCTGCCCTTTCCGTGGCAGTAAGAAGGAGGATCCAATATGACAGTAACCGCACAAAGGCAGTCGCTGCGCAACATTCACTATGCGCTGCTGACCAGCGATACGGCGGCTGGCGCAGTCTACGCGCTGCCCAAGCCGCTGGTGGGCGCTGTGTCCGCGAAGGTCAGCCCCGCGTCCAGTCAGGAAAAGCTCTGGGCGGATGACGGTGTGTTTGACATCGCGTCGGCGCTGGGCGATATCACGCTGGAAATCGAACTGGCGGCACTCCCGCTGAGCGCGCAGGCCGCGCTGCTGGGGCACAGTTACCAAGCCGGGGTCATGACCCAGAATGCCGGGGACGAGCCGCCTTTCCTGGCGATTGGTTTCATGAGCCAGCCCCAGCAGGGGCAGTTCCGGTTTGTCTGGCTCTACAAGGGTAAGTTCGCGCTGGTCGAGGACGAGTACAATACCGCGACAGACGCCCCCGCATGGCGGCAGCCCAAGCTCTCCGGCACATTCATCAAGCGTGAGTACGACGGCAACTGGCAGATTATCGCCGATTCCACCGACCCCGGCTTCACCGGTGCCGCTGACTGGTTCAAGGGTGTGTACCCGGATGTTGCCGCCGGTGGCGGCGAATAAGGAGGAGCATTATGGCTTTACACGATATTCGCGAGGTACGCATCCCGATCGAACTGGACAAACCCCGCACGTTGCTCTTCGACCTGAACGCCTTTGCGGAACTGGAGGAGCGCTTCGGCTCCATGGACAAGGCGTTTGACGCGATGCAGAAAGGCTCGCTCAAAGCGGCGCGGACGCTGCTGTGGGCGGGCCTTTTGCATGAGGACGCGAAGCTGACCGAGCGAATGGTCGGTAGCATGGTCACGCTGGGTAACCTCGAAGGACTCATGGAATCGATCACGCAGGCGCTGATGAACGCCATGCCTGCCGACCAAAGCGCGACTCCCGCGCAGGAAGCCGTGGTGGCGGACCCTCGCTAAAGGCGCTATGGGATTCCTTTGCAGATACAGCGGCACCCGGTACGGGCGAAAGCCTTGACTGGGTGCTGCTGTATTACATCGGAACCGTAGTGCTGGGGATGACAGAGATGGTTTTCTGGCGCTGTTCACTTCGCAAACTGCACGCGGTGTTTCGATGCCACCTGGATAACCACCGTACCCAATGAACACCGAGAAGGAGGTGACCCCACGTGGCCAAGGAACTGGGCGACTTAATCGTTCGATTATCCCTCGACAGCAGCCGCTTTGAAAACAGCCTGGATAAGTTTGAAGCCCAGATGACCAAGGTGCAGGCATCCTGCATGAGCGCGGCCACGGGGCTCACCAACTTCAAAAAGGTTACGGAAAAACTCAAAGTTTCTGCCGATACCCTCACCGAGCGCCTGAACCTGCAAAAAGAGCGGGTTTCGGAGCTGGAACGCGCGTATGAAGCCAGCAAAACCGCCAAAGGCGCGGATGCTGAGGAAACCAAGAAACTGGCCGTCAAACTGGAGGAAGCGCAGCAGAAGCTCACCCAGACCGAACAGGCGCTGAAGCTCGTCAATGAGCAGATCAAGCTCAACAAGAACGGGTTTTATCAGTTCGGGGTCAATCTGGAAAACGTGGGCGCCAAGCTGCAGTCAGTGGGTAAGGAAATCGCCGAAATGGGCACACAACTGACCGCTAGGGTCACCGCCCCGGTGATCGCGCTGGGCACCGCGTGCATTACCACGTTCACCGGATTTGACGATAGCATGAAACAGGTGCAGGCGACCATGGGTCTGGTGGCAGGGTCGTCGGTGGAAGCAGATGAATCCATCGCACTCCTCTCGGCTACCGCCAAAGAAATGGGCGCGACTACCAAGTATACCGCTTCGGACGCTGCCGACGCGCTCAACTACCTGGCCATGGCAGGCTACACGGCGGAACAGGCTTGCGAAGCCCTGCCGGATGTGCTCAATTTGGCACAGTCGGGCGGGCTGGATTTGGCGTATGCCTCCGACCTCGCTACCGACGCCATGTCCGCTCTCGGTCTGCAAATGAACGACCTGGGCACGTTTTCCGATCAGCTGGCGGTCGCCGCCCAGAAATCCAACACCAATGTGGGTCAGTTGGGCGAGGCGATCCTGACTGTGGGCGGCACTGCTAAAAACCTCGCTGGCGGCACCGTGGAGCTGGCTACCGGCCTTGGCATCCTCGCGGATAACGGCATCAAAGGCGCGGAGGGCGGCACCGCGCTTCGCAACGTGATTCTCTCGCTGACCGCGCCGACCGATCAGGCAGCCAAGCGCATGAAAAAGCTCGGCCTGAATGTCTACGACGCGCAGGGCGACATGCGCCCGATGAACGATATCCTCAATGATTTGAATGGCGTCATGGGCGACATGTCGCAAAAGCAGAAGACGAACCTGCTTAACACGCTGTTCAACAAAACCGATTTAAAAGCAGTCAACGCGCTTCTGGCCAACAGCGGCGCGCGTTTTGACGAGCTGTCGGGATACATCGAAAACAGCGACGGCGCGGCTGCCCAGATGGCGGCCACCATGGAAAGCGGCATCGGCGGCGCGTTCCGCGAGCTGCAATCGGCGGTGGAGGGCGTGGCGATCGCGTTTGGAGAGCGGTTGGCTCCGTATATCAAGCTGGCGGCGGAGAAAATCACGGAACTCGCCAATCGGTTCGCGATGCTCTCGCCTAAAACGCAGGATATGATCATCAAGATTGCGGCGATTGCCGCAGTGGTAGGTCCGGCGCTGCTGGTGTTCGGAAAACTGACCACCGGTGTTGGCAGCCTCATGAAGGTGTTTGGCCCCCTGTTCAAGATTTTGGGAGGGGCTAAGAACGCTACCGGGGCATTAAGCATTGCCTTTAAGGCATTGACTGGACCAGTGGGCATCATTGCGGCGGTGATCGGGGTCGTGATCGCTGTGATGATGCGGCTCTACAAGACCAACGCCGCGTTTCGGGACAAGATCAACGGCATCTGGGCGCAGATCACGGCGGCGTTTCAGAAAGTGCAGGTCGTGTTCGGGAATGTCCTCGCCAAAATGAAAGGCTACCTTGCTCCGGTGAAAGCTGCCATGGACAAGCTCTGGCAGAGCGTGGAATCGCTGGTATTAAAGCTGATGCCTGTTTTCGAAGCAGTGGCGGTCGTGATTGGCGCGGTGCTGGCGGTGGTTGTAGCGCTTGCGGCGGGCATCATGGACATGATCGCCCCCCTCGTACAGGCGTTAATCCAGGCAACGGATTTCATCATTGGGCTGGTATCGGCCATCGTGTCGCTGTTTTCCGGCGACTGGGACGGGTTCGTAACTGCGATTTCAGCGGCGTGGGAGGCGCTCAAGGCTTCGTTGCTTGCAATCTGGGATGCTGTCTGCAACCTGTTCTCCACCTTCTGGACAACGCTGTGCGGCATCGCCGATGCCTTCGGCCTGAACCTGAACCAGTTCTTTACGGATCTCTGGACGGGCATCCAGACAGCTGCCACAACGGCTTGGACGGCTTTTACCACATGGTTGTCGGGCGTTTGGACGGGAATATCGACTACGGCCACCACGGCATGGAACACTGTCTGCACGAATATCGCGGCTGCGGTAGAACTGGGCAAGCAAGCCATATCCACCGCTTGGAGCAACGTGACCACGGCAGTATCCGGCGCGTGGACTGCCATCCAAACGACGGCTAGTACAGCGTGGGCTTCAGTGTGCACCAGCGTATCAAGCGCAGTGGAAAGCGGGAAAGCATCCATTTCCGCTGCATGGACAGCTATCTCAACAGCGGTCGAGGGCGTTTGGACTTCGGTTAAAACTGCCGCAGGTACGGCTTGGAGTGGTATTGGCAGCACGGTCGGAACGGCGGTCACCACTGCCCAGACGGGCATCGTGAGCGCGTGGACGGCGGTCAAGAGTGCAGTGCAAACCGTGTGGGATGGTGTGCTGGGCATCCTCAAATCGCCGATCGAAGCGGCCAGTACCTGGCTCTCCGAAAAGGTGGAGTGGCTCAAGGGGTTGTTCAGCTTCAAATGGAAGCTGCCGGAATTCAAGCTCCCCACCATTGAAGTCACCTGGAACGAGGTCGGCTGGGGTATCAAGATTCCGTCGCTGTCCCTGAACTGGAACGCGCTGGGCGGCATTTTTGACCAGCCCACCATCTTTGCCACAGCAGGCGCCGGGTTACAGGGCGTAGGCGAAGCGGGCGCGGAGGCGATCCTGCCGCTGGATACGCTCTGGCAGGAAATGTCGGAGCGGCTCAAGGCCGGTATGCGCGAGGTGATGCTGGACATGAACAGATCAAAAGATTCTGCTGGGCAGGATGCTACAGTCTTAACGGCGTTACTCGCATATCTCAAGCAGAATGGGCAGAAGAATCCTGACATCAGCGTTACCCAGAATATCTACGCAGAAGAAACCAGCTATGTTGGCCAGCAGATGGAAGCGGCGCGTCAGCTGCGACAACTGGCGAGGGGGTTGGCATGAAAAAAATCGAGCGGCTGATTTATCGCAACAGCCACGGGGATGAAATCGAGTTTTCCCACGAGAGCGTGTTCTTTACGCAGGAAGCGTCCGGGTTGTCGGTTCTGCGTAACACGATCTACTCGGTCAGCGCCATGGGCCAGGAAGGCGCGTCGTATGTCGGACATCACATCGAGAGCCGCAATATCGACATCGATGGGTTTCTGCGCGTGTACTCTCGGGATGAGGCCATCCCCCTGCGCAGGCAGCTGACCAGCGTTCTCAACCCCCAGCTTCCAGCAACGCTGACCTATCGGTACGGGGATTTCGTGCGGGTGATCGACTGCAAGGTGGAAAGCACGCCCAAGTTCAGCAAATCGACTTCCTTCGCGGCTTTCTCCTGCGCGTTTGTGTGCATTGACCCTTTCTGGCGGGAGGAGAACGAGAGCAAGGATATGGTGGCCTCCTGGGTCGGCGGTTTGGAGTTTGAAGCTGAGATCCCGTATGAGAACGGCATGGAGATCGGTTTCCGCAATCCCGCGCGCATTGTCAATGTTCATAACGCGGGCGATGTGGAGGCAGGCGCAAGGATTGTGTTTACAGCCTGCGGCACGGCATCCAACCCGGAAATCCTCAATGTGGAAACGGGCGAGTTCCTACGTTTCAACAACATCACGATGCTGGTTGGGGATTCGCTGTCGGTATGCACCGCCTACGGGCAGAAAATGTGTACCCTGACACAATCAGGCGTTACCATCGACGCCTTCCGTTTTCTGGATGTGGACAGCACTTACTTTCAACTGGCTACTGGCGACAATCTGCTGCGGTATGCCGCCGCCAGCGGGGAGGACAACATTGAGGTGGCAGTTTATCACAGCAATCGGTATCTGGGGGTGTAGCGGATGGAACTGATGGTATACGACACAGCCTTAATACCACTAGGCGTAGCAGACGAGCTCAATTCCCTCCTGTGGACGCGCCGCTATTGGAGCCCCGGCGAGTGTAAAATCCTCGCTCCGTTTACCGCCATGAACAACAAGCTTCTCAGGCAAGGCAACCTGATTCACAAGCCGGGCGACGATGAGCTGGCTGAGATTCGTTATGTGCAGATCAAGAAGAACAGCACCGGCATGGAGGAAATCGAGGCGCAGGGCCGGTTTCTCTCCGGCTGGCTGGATAAACGGATCCTGCTCGCGGAGATCAACTCGACTGCGACAGCGCAGGTGCTCATCAAGCGGGTGGTCACGGAAAACCTCATCTCACCTACTGTTGTCGAAAGAAAGATACCCCT